TGTCATGCTGTTGTCAGCCATCGGTTTGTTCCTTTTAAGATAATTGTCTGATTAACCATTACCTTACCGGATAAGCCGATGGCTCTCACCATACTTCCGAATTTACACCACGTCCTGAGACTCTATCTTTCCAGTGATTCAAAATCAGTACGCAGGCGGTTTATTTCTTCCTGGTGCTTCCTGACCTCTTCCGACTGTTTGTTTAACTCAGTCTTAATTCCGGCGAGTATTCCCGCCAGAAAATCAGGCTCACTTTCATAACGGGGAACAGTAATCACGGGTATCTGGGCGGGATTTTTGCCAAAACCGGATGAACTGGGGTTAAAGTCAAGTACACGTTTAGCGTTATTTCCTGACCCTTCGATCCTGATGCGCCCCATAACATCAGCAACTTTATAAATCTCCCCTTTAGAACTTCCCTGTATATCAAGGCGCTCTACAAGGTCTTCCCCAATCTGCTTTTCCTCCATGTGAGCGATAAGGATAATATCTTTGCCAAATGAGCGAAGCAGGTTCATCCAGCCGGAAAAACCAGCTTTCAGTGCTCCAAATCCCTGTAATGATAACTGACCGCCAAATCCCTTAAATTTCGGATTCTTGCTTATAAGATTTGCAGCCATACAGTCGAGAGCGCGTCCGGCAGTATCGATAATAATCGTGTTATATGAAGCAAGATCTGTTTCAGTAATTTGTTCCGCTTCATCCCATGTATCTATTTGTACGCTGTCTTTGCGGAACTGAGACCGATAAGCGCCTTTATCAAAGTCAAGTAACAATGGCTTATCGGCAGTAAATGCCATTGATGTTTTACCTAAACCCGGTGGGGCGTAGATACAGGTAATAAGAGTTTTAACCTCTATAGGCTGAGACGCTTTAACGATTTTAAGTGCCATTATTATTTGTCCTCGATAAGATGATTAAACCAGCCCTGATTAACGTGCTGAATATTAATGGATGGGGTGATGTTGTTTCTTTTCCCGTTCGCGTTTTTCAGTACATTCAGGGCAATTACATTCACCAATCATATTTTCAAATAATTCTTTAAGTGCGGAGGCGAGTTTTTCTTTTTCTCCTGATGTTGTTACTAGATCAGGCGTGCCTTTTAATTCGCCTGTCTTTTTAAGATGTTTTATGGCAAGTCCTTTAATTGCATAATCCATATCATCGCAAAGTTTCCACTGCTCACCATCTCTGGTTACAGTATGATAATCACTCTCGCTAATTTTGATGATATAACCGCATAATTCTTTATTGCAGAATACTTCTGAAAATTTGTCGCCATAGTTGTTAACGTCTATTTTAACTTTTGATATTTTAATGTCTTTCATTTAAATACCTCTGCACAGATAAGGAACGACAAATAAGCTATAACCAGTAATTTAGCCAGTATTCGCTCACTTTGGGGGATGGTAATAAAATCGCTACCCGCAAGACGGTAGCGGTGTTGCATTATTTTAAGCCAGTCCATTTTTATACCTCTTTCGCATATTCTTTGCTGGTCAACCATTCAGGCCGCGAACCTTTACCTAAATAGAAGCCGATAATGTCCAGCAAACGGGGATAAAATTTAAGTGCGTCTCTTCCATCCATTTCTGCTATTTCCTGTTTGCTGAAGTTCCGCCATTCCTCAACGGTGTGATGCTGGCATCCGGCACGCACATATTCACCGTTCGTTATACTTATGAAGTATTTCTCACCCAGGATTACGAAAGTGAGATCAGGCAGGTCGGCATTGTACAGGTTGGCACCGCACAGGTCGGCATTGCACAGGTTGGCACCGCACAGGTCGGCATCGCGCAGGTTGGCACCGCACAGGTCGGCATTGCACAGGTTGGCACCGCACAGGTCGGCATCGCGCAGGTTGGCATTGCGCAGGTTGGCATTGCGCAGGTCGGCATCGCGCAGGTTGGCATCGCGCAGGTCGGCATTGTACAGGTCGGCATTGCGCAGGTCGGCATTGTACAGGTCGGCATTGTACAGGTCGGCATTGCGCAGGTCGGCATTGTACAGGTCGGCATTGCACAGGTTGGCACCGCACAGGTCGGCATCGCGCAGGTTGGCATTGCGCAGGTCGGCATCGCGCAGGTTGGCATTGTACAGGTCGGCATTGCGCAGGTTGGCATCGCGCAGGTCGGCTTTTGATCCCTCCTGACCAAGTGAGGTAATCCATAATTTGTGCTCTTCAAGAATCTTCGATAATTCTGCTGCGTTCATATTGTTATTCCTTCTCAGTGGATTAGCTAAACGCCATAACGGTTAGCCAGAAAGTTGAGTCAGTTGGGGGAAAATGACCTTTTTCACTGGAACAGTACCGAGGTTGTAACTGTCACCGAACAGCATCAGGCCGAAGAAATCACTATTTTTGATATCTCTCCGGCAAACGGTCCTTAGCTTCCCCTGATGCAGCACGGTATCGCCTGCTGATACCGTGCTGATGTGTACGTCCGTTACAGACATGTGACAATTTCCGCCAGCTTGCCGGGTGTGGCTTCCGGTCGAATCTTTACAGCGAACGCGATATTTTTTTCCACCAGTGTTTTTGCTGTATCGATGTTCCAGCCGCGCTTAACGAGAATATTCACAACTTTGTTTTCTAAACTCATTTCGTTTTCCTCAATCAGTGGACTAGTAAAAGGCCCGAAGCCTTTAATTAATTCACTGCACGCCCCATCATCGGGGCGCTTCAACTTGCGTGACTTGTCAGCTTGCCGGGTGTAGTCCTCTACGCTTACCGTGCGCACACGGACTCGGCGCTTACCTCGATCCCATCGGGTGCTGTTTCGTTTTGCCAGGAGCACGACGGCTTACCTGTCACGCGTTTCAGATTGTTAAAGAGCGGAGTTTTCAGAACCCGACAGCTATAAAAATCGGGTCTGATGCCTGTTTGTTTTTCCACCTCAGGCGGCGGTGGTATCCTCTTGTTCACCACAAACGAAGAGGAAAATTGCTATGTCTGCATCACCAGAAGTTGAAGAACTTGTCAGGGACGTTGACCTGCTGAAAGCAGTTGTTTCGGTACTCGTCGAAGAAGCTGACGATTCCCTTATTGACCGGCTGTTAGCGCTTTACCCCGATGGCACCGACATGAAAGAACGTTTAGTCAGTCTTCTTGACCTTCCGCTTTAAGTTCATTCGCGAGGAACTGCTTAAGGTTTCTCGCGATCTTCCGGCTAAGTTCTACGTCATACTCCCCGCCGCGTTGTGGCAGCGGCACATCCAGCAGGACCATATATGCATCCCGAACAGCGGTTGCGATAACCGTCGCCCGGCTGGCGAATGTGGTATCCGGTATGGTGGAACCCCTGTTCACCTCTTCCACATAAATCTGAAAGAGAAGTTCCCGTAGCGCTTCTCCCGCATGGGAGTAGTACAGACGTTCGTCTGTGTTGAGCATGGTTGCCTCCGCGAATTGTTAAAGAGCAGTACTATCCGGCTGGGTAAAGTCGCGCCGTCCGACTGATTCTGTAGCCCTGTAGGGCGTGGTGTTTCTTGGTGTGGATTTAGTAAACATCATTTTGTTTTATTGGTCAACACAATGTTTATTTTTTTTGTTTATTAAAATTCTCATTTGGTTGATTTTATTGGTGATTATTTTTTAATTTTATTTTGCAGTGTGACTCACATCACTTTGGCAGGATTGACTTGTAGTCTCATTGTGACTACAATATTAAGCATCAACAAAGGAGATAGTTTTATGAGTCTTTCAGATAGTTATGTTCGTGCCCGTATTGATAACGTCACTAAAGAGCGCGCTACCGTTGCTCTTGAGGCTATGGGGTTGTCTGTTTCTGACGCAATACGGCTTCTCATGCTGCGTATTGCTGACGAAAAAAGATTACCCTTTGACGTGAAAGTTCCGAATGCCACGACCAAAAAGGCGATGGTTGAACTTGATGAGGGGAGGGGGAAGAAATTTGATAGCGTTGAAGCGTTAATGGCGGATCTGCATGAGGAAGATTGAGCGTTCGTCGGCGTTTAAACGCGATTATAAACGTGTGTCTAAAGGGCGTCATGGTGCTGATCTTGATGACGTATTAGTTCCGATACTCATCGCGCTGGCGAGTAATAAAACGCTTGAACCCGTCCATTGTGATCATAATCTTACTGGAAACTGGTCAGGGTTCAGGGAGTGTCATATAAAGCCTGATTTGTTACTCATATACAAAAAACCAGACGATGAGACTCTAAAACTGGCAAGGATGGGGTCTCATAGTGAATTGTTTGGTTGACGTCAAAGGCCGCTGGAATGCGGCCTTTACGCTGGTTTAAATAGCCATTACCGACCAGTGAATCACTCGTCCGATAATCTTTACGTCAGCCATATCAGCTTCCTCGTCAGGAAATTCATCCCTGTTGTAGCTGCGTATACTTAGCTTTCTTCCTGGCATGCGATAGAGTAGTTTCAGCCTGAATAAATCATCCTGTTCTATGGCATAAATCGCGCCATCAGCAATAGTTTTGTTACCCAAATCAACAGTAGCCGTTGCTCCATCTGGTATCACAGGAGCCATGCTGTCCCCGTGTACGGCAAAAGCCACAACGTTACATGCTGTAGCCCCTGCTTTGCGTAAGGTCGCTTTTGAGAACCGCAGTTTGTAACCATTGTGGTCTTCCTGCTGAAAAGTGCCGTGACCCGCTGCCAGTTCTATGCTCTTAAAATACGGGATCTCCACTTCGTCATCATCCAATGGTGTTTTGCTATCCCACGGTGATACCTGTATCCACTCACTCATCGGGGGGATTTCTGAGATTCTGTTTTTCTTTGGTAAGCCTTCTCCCTTAAGTAACCAGTCAAGAGAATACCCAAACATCTCACTTATTTGGTTTGCTGCCTCACGACTAATTGCATTCCTGCTAATCCAGTTATGAATACGCTGGGGGCTTGCATGAAGTTTTGCGGCCAGTTCTTTTTGTTTTAATCCTTCATGTTTCAGTATGTATTTGATTCTGTAGGAAATATCGTTCATTGGTCACACCTCATCAAAAAATGAATCTAAACATTATGTTTAGAT